ATGCTCTTATCCAGCTCCACCTGATCCACCCAGGGGCTGTTCTGGAACAGTTGCTTACGGTTAATGGCCTGCTGAACCATCATCTGCCGGCTGACCATGTCCATACCGCCCTTCGGTTCCAGCTCATATTGATCGTGCAATGCCACCGGATCCGCATCCAGCGAGTCCTCGGCAAATCGATATCGTAAACTCTTGGAATCATACTGAACATAAAGTCCCCAAGCTTGCCGGTACATCTTGCCTAGTGCCATACGGAACAATCGCGCCCGCAGATCACCGCTCTGCATGGCCTGAGCGTTGATACTCTGGATCTCGGTCGCCGTCCGCCGGTCTGATCCCCCGCCCATCGCACTGCCCATCGCGTAATCCGGACTACCGATTCGGTTCTCCGCCACCGCCCGAGTCTGGTTCAGCTCCTGATCGAAGCTCACCGGAGGCTGCGGCATCTGGACCGGGGCCACGCCATACGGCAAGATTTGCCCGGGCGAGAACCGCAGGTTGATGCTGTTCGGCAGCTCCCGTTCCGCCCTAAATAGCGGGCGATTATACAGCGTCATCGCATCATGCTTATGGTTCCACATCGAGGTCATCGACAACTCGAACGGAGCCAAGATCTCGCACACGCCCCGCGGGCTGAACCATCCCTTGTCCTTGATCTCATACGGGAAGTCCACGAAGGGACATTGGCCATGATCATATGGCAACTCCATCGGATCCCGAAGATCGAGATCCACTGCCGCGGGGCTGTACAGGTAAACCTCCCACACCCCGTCATCCCGCTTCTTGTACACCTCCCACACAATCACACCATCGGTATTGCTCGTGTAAGTGATACCCTCGCGAAGCTGCTTTGCGTCTTCCTCGGTCGCTGCCCCTGGTACGTTATCGTCCTGCTGCGGATTACCCCGAATCTTCTCGATCGTCTTGGAATCGCTCTTCCACCCGAACTGCCCAGCCATCCGCTTGTACGCCCCCACACTCATCGGCATCACATGCACCGCCCAATCTGCATCCTGCAAATCCACGGTGTATGCCGGCACAATGAAATACATCGGGTCAATCGCCTCGAACCCCACCCGCTTATCACCAGGGTTCCAGAAGCACTTGATCACGCCGCGCCCGCTCATCAGCGTGTAATCCACCCAGCTCAACACCTCATCCGTAAAATTGGTCTTGTCCCGAATCTTATAATTGAACCAGTCCTCAGCCACCTTCGTATACGCATTCAACTGCTGGCGCATCGGAACAAAGCTGGCCACAACATCCATGCCCAACGCCTGCTGGAGGAACAGCGGCTTCAGCTTCTCGATCGCCGTATCAATGAGCGGCCAATGCAGATCCGCGGCCTTGGGCCAGGGCTTATTGGTACGTCGCAACCCGTGATGGCGTAACTCATACCATCGCGTCTGCCTTATCTCCCACGGGCTTCGCTGGGCAACAGCCTCAACAATCTGGCCCTGCAACGAATTCCGCTGTTTGTCGCTCATCATAAATGTATACCCCTCTTCCTACCCGCCAACCTCGCATCCAGCAAGCGGAGACCCAGTTTCCTCCACCGGACCTATCTCATCCTCCATCCTTTCAAGCAAGCTCCTTCCATCCTCACCCAATGCTTTCAGGTACTCATCCATCCGCTTCCCGCCACCACCGCAAAACGCCAGCACCATAGCATCCGCCCGATCCGGACTATTCACCCCGCGGGATCGCAACTCGTCCTTACCCTCCAGCGTCAGCTTCCCCTTGCCATTGGTCCGCACCTTCCTACTCACGAACTGCTGCAATAGAATCTCGTCCGTTCCCACCGGCCCCAGATTCACCTTCGATTCCTCCACCATCCGCCCAAACTCAATCCACATCTCCGCCGCCCTATTCACGAACTGATCATCCCGAATGGCCCGCTCACCAAAGTTCACCCGCCGCACATCCCAACCCTCAGAGCGGAGCGCGTCACACATCACAACACCCATACCGCCCACATCCGCATAGATATCCGCCGCCTTCAGATTCCATTTCCGGAACTCCGCTATGAACCTACCCACACTGGCCATCGTGTCCTTATCCCTCCACCGGACCAGCCCCTTAACCGTATTACCCTGGCGTATGACGAGGACGCTTTCATCACCACCAGCCGAGAAATCACAGCCCGCGGTCAACGGCTGACCCTCCGTATCCTCCTTAGGTGGGCCACTAACCACCCTCTGCCAATCAATCGTCTTCACCGCCGTCAAACTCCCATCGTCCTCCATGAACTCCGCGTAGATCATCGATCTCACAAGCGGATGACCCTCTCCCCATCTGGCGAACTGATCATTGATCCACTCCTGCCGGATATGCGGGCAATCGAACGCCGTCACCGTAAATGTATTCCACTTCCCGTCGTTCCGCCGGAATACATCGTAGAAATAGCCGCTGCTCCCCCCGGGGCTACTCATCAGCAGCGTCCGCGTTGGCTGGCACCGTTCCATCGACTGGAATATCCCGTCCGGTACCGCCTTCGCCTCATCCACAATATACAGCAAATCATTGCTCGGACCCTGCACATGCCAGCCCTCCGCCTTCTCAGGATTGCTCGCCGAGAACCCTATGCACCTACTCACTAACTCCTGACCATCCACTTTCTTCGGGTACACATAGCGGATCTCTCCGTCCTTGATCGAGAATCCATTCTCCTCGCCACCCAATCCATTGATCATCTTACGAAGATGCGGCCACAGAGCATCAGCCACCTGTCGGTACACACCAGCCGTACATACCACCAAGCTCCCAGGCCAGCGGAGCATGTGCCAGACAACGGCTGATGCCGCTACCATGCTCGTCTTGCCAGATCCATTCGCAGCTTTGAGGGCTACCTTGGAATGCTTCTCGTTCAACGCTCCCAGCACCTTCTCCTGCCAAGGATACACATCGCGAAGCCCTAGCATCATCTTAGGGAAGTTGGCCAAATGTTGTGCCTCCTCCAAGAGCTTACGCTGCTTCCATGCAGGGATATGCGAACCCATTCCTAGTGAAGGGGATTTCTTCCGTTTAATTTGCTTGACACTCATAAAATTGGGTTAGGTGCGGATGGGGGGTATAAGGTATCACCCACCCCCCTGCTGGGTGGTCCCCCGCCCCCGTTGTCCTATTACCATATCCGCCATCCGTATACCGCTATTGCTATTCCCTATCCTATTTAGATTGCCCACCGAATGCGCCAAGGAGATTGCCGCTAACACTTAACTCTTTGCCACCTTTGCCAGTATGCTCAAGTGATGCCCTAGCAACATATCCCCTGGTTCTTTCTAGTAGCCATGCAGAACCTTGCCATCCGTTGCCGCATGATCGAACGACTGAGGTGAGTTCTAGTTCTCCTTCAAACCGGGCCTGTTCTAGCTCACTGGCAAACTTTGGGTTTCTAACTAAGTAAGCTTGCCAGCCACTTCCGTTGTTCCAATAACCGCAACCAATAGCTATTCGATCCAAGGGGATTCCGAGCCTAGCGGCTTCAAGAGCTTTTTTTGTGGTCTCAGTGGAAAGGACTTTCAGTGGCCTCCCTATCTTTGCCGCCACCTTCGCCTTGGGCTTTTCGATCACCAGGTTCTCGCCTTCCTTCGCCTTCGCCTTCGCCTTCATCCCCTTTCAATAGCTCAAATAATTTTTCTTTACCTTTTTTGTTGCCAATCGTCAGCAACTGTGGCTTTCTTTGCGTATGGCTTGATTTACGAGCCTACAAAAACTCATGAAATCCCTGAAACCCTTCCTAACCGCCCTCGCGCTCTTAATCGGCGCGGCCATTGTCCTAGGTTCCCTTGCCTATTGCTTCGCGCAATTGCTTGTCGGAGGTTCCCTTTGAACGGTTTCATCCTCCATGAGGACACCCTGCGCGTTATCATCGCCACCGGCTTCAATCACCCCTCGGACAATCGGAAAACGGGCGACATGATCCAGATTTGGATCTTGGTTAAATCCGTTTCCCCCACCGAAGCGATCCGCACGGGCCTTGATCGGCTTATCTGCGGCAACTGCGTTCACCGGGGCGACGGTCACGGTGGGAATCGGAGTTGTTACGTCAACGCTGGCCAAGCCCCGCAAGGGGTTTGGAAAGCATGGCGGGCGGGCAATTATCCCCCCTTGCGTAGTCTCGAGTGTTTCACTGGCCGAAAAGTCCGTTTCGGCGCGTACGGAGACCCCGTGCACATCCCCCTTCCCCTTGCTTTGGCCATTGCCGGAGTTTCAAGCGGTCACACGGGCTACACCCACCAGTGGAGAAAACCATCGCTCCAAGCGTGGCGTTCGCTTTTGATGGCCTCCGTGGATTCCATCGCGCAACTCGTGATCGCTCGGTCAATGGGATGGTCAACCTTTCGCGTTGGCTCCGAGGCTAGCGTTGGCGAATCCCTTTGCGCGTCCGATCGCGACGGAACCCCATGTGCTGTGTGCTTGCTGTGTGCGGGTGCCCGCGGCGGTCTCGAGTCTGTCCACATTCCACCCCATGGAAAGGGTGCCACGCATTTTCTCGAAGCCTGAATTTTCCGTGTCAGCCCATGCGAAAGCGTGGGTTGCAACGGGCAATTGACGCCCGATCAAACCACATGAAAACCATTGTAACAGAGTATACCTTCATCGATTCTTTCCGTGCCCACGGGCGCGAGAATCAATTCTCTTACCCCGCCTTGCGCGCTCTTTTCGAGTACTTCGAAGCGTTTGAAGACGACACGGGCGAAGAATTGGAATTGGATCCGATCGCGATTTGCTGCGAGTGGCAAGAATTCGAGACCGCCCTTTCGGGTGCCAAGGCTTTCGGATTTCAAGACGGCGTTGATTCGAAAGATGAGACCCCGCTCGAGTGGCTCGAGAATAGGACGCAGGCTTTGGAATTCACAGACGGCGTCGTGGTTCGGGTTTTCTGATTTTATGCGCTTTAAAATTCAAATGGCTTCGGTCAATGGGTGGTCTGATCTCCGGAGTTCCACCGACGGCGAAGCTTACGAGGTTTGTTTTTACGCTACCCAATCCGAAGCCGAAGCCGCCCGCGAAGACTTCCGAGATCTCAGCGAGTATCTCGAAAGCTTCCAAATAGTTTCCGAGTCTGAACCTGAAACGGAGAACATTTACGAGTGAAGCCCCTCCTTCGTGTCCTAGGCTACCTCGCCCTCTGCCTGCTTTTCACCCTCTTGCTTGTCCTTAGTGCGCTCGCGGGCAACGGTAGATAGTCCCAAGCCACTCACCCCGCCCCGTAGGCTCACCCCTACGGGCTTTTTGTTGCCCGTGTGGTCTCATCACCCCGCTTGGCCGCTTGGATCATGAGTAGGCCATCGATCCTTTTTTGTGTGTCGGTTCCCTTCCTTCCTTGTCACTTGTCACTTGTCACTTTCGATTTAACACTAGTCCACCAGGTACCCCCCTAGGACATCGAATGTCGTACCCCGCTATTGGCATTGGACATCCCGTGTCCGACCCCCCCGTTACACCCGTCCAGGATCCCGCTCATGTGCGCCCCCCAGCATCGATCCTCATGGTGCGGTATTCCAGATTCTCCATACGCCATACGGAATTCGGAATTCGGAAATCCAGAATCGGGAATCGGGGTACAGGGAAATCTCCATGCCATGAAAGATTACCCCTTGACGAGGTGGATCATGGTGCGGTAGGTTCACCCCATCGCCGCATGGAGCGGTGGTAAATCAACGAACGATATGAAACAAACCAAGGAAGAGCTGATCGCGCTGATCAGCGATTACGCGAGCAAGATCAACGGTTCTGTGCAGCAGGCCAAGTCTAGGTGGATGGACGAGCGTGAGTACGAGGACTGGAGTGGGTATGACGAGTACCTGCGGAAGTCAGCGGAGACCGCTGGGATGGTGGCGGTTCGGACCCAGAAGCGTCCGTTCGGTGTTGTGGTGCGGGTGCCCGGTGTTTCGGTCTGCGATGTGCTGGTGTACTGCGATGCCCGGTACACGGGATGGAAGGCAGTGGCCTCCAAGGGAGGTGTGCTGTGATCAGCATTGTCGCCACCTTCCGCAAGCCGGATGGAGAGATCGAGAAGGACTTCAGCTACCATGAACCGATCAGCGAGGCCCGCGAGGCTGCTGAGGAGGACGCTCATCGCTACGGGTGGGAGTTCCTGAGTGTGGAGGTAGTGGAGGAGGTTCAATGAAACCCCGAGTTCTTGTTGCGTGTGAGTACAGTGGCCGGGTTCGCGATGAGTTCGCGGCCCGAGGCTGGGATGCGTGGAGCTGCGATTTCGAGCCAAGCGACACGGTGGGCCAGCATTACCGCGGTGATGTGCGGGATCTCCTCAACCAGCACTGGGACATGCTGATCGCGTTTCCGCCCTGCACCTACCTCTGTGGAAGCGGCATGCACTGGACTACCCGGGGACTCCGAGACCCCAAGCTGACCGAGGAAGCACTGGAGTTTGTCCATCTGTTAATGAATAGTACCCCCCCCGTATAGCAATAGAGAACCCAATAGGTGCTATCAACACTCGTATATGCAAACCCACTCAGATAATCCAGCCGTATCAGTTCGGAGATGACGCGAGCAAGCGCACCTGTCTCTGGCTCAAGAACCTACCACCGCTGGTTCCCACCGACATCCTGCCGCTACCACCATCCGGTAGGTGGGCCAATCAAACCCCCAGTGGCCAGAACAAACTCGGTCCCAGTCCAACCCGCTGGAAGGAGCGTTCCAAGACCTATCCCGGCATCGCCCGCGCCATGGCCGATCAATGGGGTTCCGCTATCCACACACTCACCAGCCATCAAACGCGCTCCTAGGACCCTCCAAGCTCCAGCAATCGACATCCCCGATCCACCACCACAACCACCTACCACCTGATACTTCGTAATCAGTCGGGGTTCACAATAAATGCCGCCGCCGCGGGGGGCGTAAGTCCCCCAAGAGCGTAGCGGCGATGCATTTATTGACTCCCTTTTAAGGGAGTATAGGACTCCCTTTTAGGGGAGATAGCGGGAGGGGCTGGGAACTTTGTGCTACCGTAGTCTGAAGTTCCTTTTGGATACTTGACGGGTGTCCTGGTAGAAGCTACCTTGGTTCTCTCATGAGTTACTTAGAGAATGGTTCCACCCTCCGCGCCATGTTCCGGCTGACGCCGCCGATGCGGCACGATGCCGATCCCACGAGGTCCGAGGTTGTGGCCTACATCCGCGAGAATCTGCGGTGTGAATTGGGCCGTGCGATCCGTGCGTTTGATTCGATGCGCCACCTGAAGAGCGCGGTGTTAATATACGATCGTATCCATCGTCAGTGGCGTGGATGTGATTGGGTGCCTGCCGAGGAGGTGGATAAGATATCACTATTGATGAGTGTTGTTACGGAGTTGAAGCGTGATATATCGTCATTGAGATCGGAGCTTCGGAAGGTGAAGAACGAGATGGTCTCGTTGCGCCGGCGCAAGGGTGGCAGGAAGGATGAGGAGGTGGCCGACTCGCAGGATGATCCGGAACCCGAACAGCAACAAGCCGCTCCCCCCGAAGAGAAAGCGGCTGATGGAGAGGATTGGTTCAAGGCTATGCGCGCCGCCTTGGCTGAGGGCGATAAGGCTTCTCCTTCTTCAGTTCCGCTCCCGTGAACGCGAGGGGGTTGGACTCTTCCCACTGGATGCCGGTGGCTGAGTGTTGAAGATTGAGAATGGGGGACGGGAGTCCAATCCTCCCTCCCCGCTTGCAGAAGGCTAGCTGGAAGCGTCGAGGCTTTGATTGGCCTACCTCATGGAGAACGGCTATCTCACGCGCCCAGTTTGCGAGTTCGGAGGAGCCGAAGCCTGAGTGGGCCAGTTCCATTGTGGTGAGTGGTTCGCCGCCATCCTTGCGTTGAGGTTTGGCTACATGGTGCATCCAGACCCAAGCGACCTTGGTCTCGTGGAGGATGGGTTGGAGTTTGTTGCGAAGGAATATCGACACCTCGGACTGATCGCTGAGGTCGCCTCCGAAGTAACTGAAGAGTGGATCGGCCACGATGAGATCGAGCTTGGAGCGGTGGATGAAGCGGCGGGCGTAGGCGAGGAACTGGTCACCGGTACGAACGGTCTCGGTCCTGAACTCCAGATTTTTCTGAAGCTGGTTCATCTGATCGAGACTGAATCTCTTATGCACCACCCCGCGGAACGCTTCGGCGAGGTCGCCCTTGTCGTTCTCGGCCTGGATGACCCCGATCTTCAATGGCTTCACCGGCTTGATTCCGAAGAAGTCGAGGCCGAGGCACCAGCGGATAATGACCTGCATCATGAGACTAGACTTACCGATCCCGGTACCACCGCTGATGATCATGGAGGAGCCGCGGGTGATCCATCGATTGCCGATCAGATTATCTGGATCGTTGTCCGGATCGAAGTCCATGAGGTCTTTGATGGTGACCACCGTGGACTTGTCGTCATCGGTCTCGCGGGAGGTGAGGTAGTCCTCCCATGAAGCGGAGCCGAGGTTAGTGGCCAGCAGCTTCTGCTGTGAGGTAGGGCTACGCCATGCGCCGGGGAGCCGGCTGTAGCGCGAGGGATTCTTGTTCTTGGCATCGATGCCCGGAATAGACGAGTAGATGATATCCCGGCGGATGTCCCACTCTTTGCGGTTGGGCGCATCTACGCGGACCCAGGCATGGATACTCTTACCACCGGAGTCGATGAGTACGGTGATCGGGAGGCCAGAATCTCGGAAGAGCCGCTCCTGTTCGGCCTTGGGCTTGTCGTCGAACTCCACCAGGACATGGCGGTACGCGCTGACATCGTTGTCGGAGCCGCTGTAGAGGTTGGGCTTGAATGGATTGATGCGGACGAAGATCCCCTCGCGTTCGGGCGATAGGATGCGGGATGCCGGATCATCGAAGCGGGCGATCCATTCCTCGATTGGGATGAATGATCCAGCACTGACTGGCCTACCTTCCTCGACCGCATCACAGATGCAGACAACCTCGGTGGCGGCGAAGGCGGCTTGAAGGAACCGCTTGAACTCGCTGGCTTGAGGATCGGGCGGTGTGGTTGGTGAGGCCGTCACCGGCCTCTTGAAGGATACCTTGGTGATATCGAAGGGAGCGGTTGAGGGGGATACCCCTGACTGAAGGAGATGGCCGGCTGGCTTGGCGTGGGACTTGGAAGCGGCCTCGCGAAGTTTGTGGATGAGTTCGCGCTCGGTCCAAGGGGGTTGGCAGTATTGATTCCAGCTTGAGAGCAGGGCTAGAGAGTCCGCCTCCGAGATCTGGAAGCCGTGTACGAGGCCGACGGCGGCGGTGTAGGTAGTTGAGTGTCCGGACTGACCGGAGACGGCTGGCGGCACCTTGGAAAGCCAAAGGGCCGCACGTTGGTGCGGTGTCATATCGTTGTTTGTTTGGGACCGATCGTTGGTGGCTACTTCATTTTGTCTATCTTCATCAGCCGTTTGATGGCTTGAGTTTTGGGGGAATAGGTTCCGGTCTTTTTGGTGCTGGGCTTGGCGGCGTAGGCGGCGGGCTTGGATTTAGCTTTCTTCATAGGGTTTGAATTTGGTGTGGAATTCCGAGGTTAGGCGAACGTAGATGTTGCTGCCTCTTTGGTAGATGATGACGGGAGCTTTGAGTTCTGCGAGACGATACTGGCCAACATGAAGGACTGTGACTACGACTCCAGAGTTGGATCGATTGACGAACCGGGAGGGTGGGAGAGCTGAGGGATTTTCCATATGCGACGTTCTATTGGTTCGGGGTAAGCGATCCAGCCTTTAGCGATTCCCCAAGCAATTATCTGAGAGGACTGCTCGATGAGCCGGCGGTTCTCATCGGTGATGATGGTTCGTTCTTCTTCGGTTATGGGACCAGGTTTCTTATTATTTGAGAGGCGGGATTCGTACCAGGGTTGCTCTTGCCTTGGGGTCTTCATGAGGTGATGAGGCGAGCCAGGATACAGTTGCAGTAGGAACCCTTGGTCTTGGCGTTGCATCGACCATGATGCACAGGGTTGGAGACGATGTGTGCTGTAAGGTCGCTCGTGAGCTGGACCAGCTCAAGGAGACGAGTGGATGCTTCTGCACAGAGCGCATTGGGGATTCCATCTTGGGTATCTAGTTCGGCTGAGAGGATATTGAGCGCGTTGACGAGGTCGTGTGTTGAGGACTGTTTCATTTTTGTTTGTGGACTACGAGTCCGTTGCCTTTGGAATCAACCAGTTCTACGGATCGAACGCTCTCCATGCGGGCCAAGGTCTTGACCATCTCGACGGGGTCATGGGCTTGGGACACGCAAGTGAGGTGGATATCACCATCTCCGTAGTTGGTCTTTAGATTCTCTTCGGTTCGATCACGCCGCACTCGGATGGTTCTTCCATCTGAGAGATGGACCACCTTGATGGATTCGACGAGCGGGAATGCGTGACGGCTCATTGCTTAGAGGTTTTACCGCAATGGGGGCAATGCCGGCCTAGACCGGGATCGGCGGGTAGAGTACCAAGCCACGAGCAGAGATCGTGGTAGGATCGAACACCGAAGTTCGGCCACTTGAACGGTACGATGTCACGGTTATGGATTGCATGAATGGCGGTCTCCTTGTCTTTGATCCCAAGCTTCTCCATCAAGTTCGCGTTGCGAGAACTGAGACCGGCGGTCCATTTGTTATTCGAGGCATCCCGCTTCTTGCCGGCGGCGATGATCTGGAACACCCGTTGCTTTGAGATGTTTAACTCTGCACCGATAGCTTTGTAGGTAAGTCCCTTAACCCTGAATTCTCTTACCTTGTCGATTGAATCGTTGGTTTTCATGTATGTATGTTTGAGATACTTTCTTTTTTTCTTCTTTGGTTCTTTATCTATTGCATCGGTATCTGGACCGCTCGATACCGTTTCTGTGCTTTGTGGCACTGGACGCACAGGCCGGTTTGAGTTGTGCATCCGCATCCCAAGCATGCGGCCAATTCGTGACATAACAGTTTCCATCGTTG